CATCATGGGATTGACCTTAATTCTAAACCTACGGTTACTATGCAGACTCAAGGAGCAGCGACGAATCTAATTGAGTCATATCATGGCCCAGGCTTGAAATCTTTTACAAGAATCAATAGAGATATTATTACTGAGTCTGTAACAGAAACAATGTCAACATTTACCCAATGAAGAGATATATATTTGCAGCACTATTGTTAATAAATAGTCCTGTAATTGCAGATACTACAATGACAAATAACCCTATAAGTAATAGTAGCGGAAGTGTAACTAATTTGGGTGTAATGAATATGCCATCTAAACAATTTACAAATACAATATCATTACAACAAGTTCAATGCCAAGGTGATACCTTAGTTATTCAACCTTTTTTGACTGGTAATTATTCTGGAGGTATGCCAAAAGTTGATAGTTTTCTTGATCCTATATATTCAACTAAAGACGTAAAAGGTGCTTTTGATGAGAACGGAAATGAAATAGGTGATGGAGAAGTTGACGACCCAACATTGATTCGTGGGTATAAAACAGTTCAAAGATTTGAAAAGACTAATTATGCAATAAGCCCAGGAATAAGTTTAAGCTGGAACGTAAATCTAGATCGAAAATCTGTACGTGCTTGTAGGAAGTCCCAGACGCATTTAGTAAACCTTTTACAAGCAAAACACGAAGACGCACGGTTGTCTTATGAACTAGGAAGGGCTAAGCATTGTGCAGATCTCTTGCAAAATGGAGTTAGGTTTAAGAAAGGAACTAAATACGAAGTCCTTTGTGCTGATATAGAACTTGTATCAAAACCAAACACGTTAATAGACCATACTCACTCTATTTCCGAAGATCCCTCTGAGCCTTTCTCCTTTCAGAAAGGGACAATAACTTCTCCTTCTTCTTAAATAATTTCTTAGCTAACACCTTAGACCGTTTTTTAATTTGCTTCTGGATCTGCTTTTGAACGATTTTTATGTAGGGCTGCAACGTACCAACAGCAAGAATACTGGTGACAGCTATTGCACTTGTAGAAACTAATAATGGAACAGGAGGAGAATAATTTCCTGCTATCTCAAGTGGGTTTAGACCTTCCCACACCGTCTCACATTTATTTGTAACCTGATCTCTTCTCCATCCTTTTATCCTTGCAAGGCCGCCTTTACCTAACGAACCAATAGGAGTTTTAGCAAGTGTGTCTAATGGTGGGCAGGGCAAAACTTCTGCAATAAACTGTCCATCAATATTTGAGGTATCAAAGTTTTGTTGACTTACATTGGAATCGCCCTTCTCGTCACTTTTTCCATCATCCTTTTTCACTTCCTCTCCTACCTCGTTTAAAGCATTTA